TTAGGACTAACTTTTAATCAAATAGGTGAAGTCTTCAATCTTACAGTTAATTAACTTGTTATATAAAAATTCTACTAAGTAGCATCATTAGTTTTAAGATAAAGGTATAGTCCACAGAAAACGTTCACAGCCCTACATATTGCGTATAAACTAGGTCAAAAGACTTTAGTAGTTACACATACATCAGCTTTAAGAGATCAGTGGATTAATGAAGTAAAGGTATTATACGGTATTGAGCCAGGAATTATAGGCGCTGGAAAATATAATATAGATGCCCCTATAGTAGTTGGTAATGTACAGTCTCTAGTACTTAAACTAGATCAGATAAGTAAAGAGTTTGGTACACTGATTATGGATGAAGGACACCATACTCCTGCTTCTACCTTCACAGGTATTATTGATAGTAGCCATGCTACTTATAAGATAGGTCTTAGTGGTACTATGACACGAAGGGACGGTAAGCATGTATATTTTAGAGACTTTTTTGGCTCTAAAGTTTATAAGCCTGCTCAGAGTAATACAATGGATCCCACTATACATCTATATCCTACTAATATTAGCTTACCAATTGGAAAGAGTTGGGCTGATAAGATGAATAAGCTATTATATGACCCAGAGTACCAGCAATTGATTGCATATATAGCCGCAAAGCATGTTAGTATGGGGCACAAAGTACTAGTAATTGGTGATAGAACAGAATTTTTAGAAGGTGTACATAAAATACTTGGTGACTCTTCTATCTTAATTATTGGAGCAACTAAGGATAGAGAGGAAGTTATTAAAGAAGTATCAGAAGGCAATAAGAAGGTAATATGTGGTAGTAGAGGCATTTTTGCAGAAGGTATATCAGTTAATAGTCTTAGCTGTGTAATATTAACTACCCCTATTGCTAATGCTGGGCTTCTAGAGCAAGTAATTGGTAGAGTAATGAGGTTATCTCCAGGTAAATTGGATCCAGTAGTTATTGATATGCAATTTAAAGGTTATTCAGAGAAGAAACAGACTATGACTAGACTATCTTTTTACTTTGAGAAGGGCTGGAAAGTAGTGGGGTTGTAAAAATGAGACTTGAAATTATTTTGCAAATAGCGTATAATATATATATTGGATCGCATTATGACTCTTTTCTTTAACTTTGAAAATTTAGTAAAAGAGACAGACAATAATCCAATTAAATTAACTAACTTATTGAGGGAGTACGCAAACCCACATAAACTACTTAAAAATAATCTACGTAGTAAATTAAGGGGACATAATTTCTTATTAAACCCAGACTATATACTTGAAGATAGGGTAACAGATGTTCTATATATTTATCAGTATATATTATTGGCATCTAAAAGAAACTATGCTGCATATCAATTATATGGAATTAAACATTTACCGCTATCACATTTCCCTGACTTAAACCTAGATAGCATTAAGACAAATCCATTGTTAAAAATAACACAAACTGAAGTACAATTTAAATATGAGGAAGAAAAATGGCACTAGCATTTGGAAATACTAAAGGTACCGCAATTAAGAATAAAGTGGATGCTTATGAGTATAAAGATGGAGAAAATACGGTACGTCTAATTGGCGGAGTTTTGCCACGTTATGTATACTGGATTAAAGGAACAAACGATAAAGACATTCCAGTTGAGTGCCTAGCATTTGACCGTGAAATGGAAAAGTTCGCAAATAAAGAAGTAGATCATGTACCTACCTATTTCCCTGAAAAGAAATGCTCTTGGGCATACAGTATTAATTGCATTGACCCTAAAGATGGTAAGGTTAAAGTACTCAACCTGAAGAAAAAGCTTTTCGAGCAGATTCTTAGTGCAGCAGAAGATTTGGGTGATCCTACCGATATGGATACTGGCTGGGACGTAGTGTTTAAACGTGCTAAAACTGGTCCCCTACCATTTAACGTTGAATATACGCTTCAGGTTCTTCGCTGCAAAAAACGTGCTCTTTCAGCAGAAGAAAAGGCTCTTGTAGCAGAAGCAGTTGATATTGATACTAAGTATCCTCGTCCAAGCCCATCAGATATCAAAATACTGCTAGATAAAATTACTAGTGGTGAAACTGATACAGAGCCTACAGAGGCAGAAAAAGAAGCAATAGCAGATATTCCACAGTAATAGATAATATCCCCAAGGCATTAAGTTGCTTTGGGGATACTTGCGCTTGGGGGAGTAACATAAATGACACTAAATAATAAAGAGTATGATAGTAAGTTAAAACAAAAAGGCATTTTATATAGACGTATTGGCGAATACATTACCAGTTTAGTACCTATTGATCATATATGTTTAGTATGCGGGACTATAACTAATAAACCCCCTAAGAAAGTTCTAGCAGGGGTTGGTTGTAAAACCTGTAGTACAAAGAAACTTACTTGGACAAATGAAGAATACGACGATAAGATTAAAAGTACAACTTATAGACGTATAGAAGATTATATAAATAATCTTACAGAGATAGATCATAAGTGCATAGTATGTGGTAGTGTGCATAAAGTTAGGCCTGCAAGCGTGTTACAGGGGCATAACTGTAAATTTTGTTCCAATAGAGCCTCTAGAACTACTGAGGCCCATCTAGAGGATATTAAGGGTAGAAGTATTAGTTGTATTGGGGAGTACATAAATAATAAGACCCCTATAGAGTATACTTGTGATGTATGCGGAATAACCTGGAAAGCAAAACCAAATAATATAGTTAGTAAAGAATCTGGATGTCCTAATTGCGCAAAGGCTATAAAGATAAGCAAAGGGGAGAGCGCTATTTTAGAGTTTATAAAATCAATATACTCTGGATGGATAGTTACTAATGATAGGCACATACTAGAAGGTAAGGAGTTAGATATTGTTTTACCGGATCTTGGGCTAGCTTTTGAGTTTAATGGTATATATTGGCATAGGGAGGAATTAGCAGGTAAAGAGTACCATTTAAATAAGACTAAAGCTGTGGAGGACTTTGGTTATCAATTAATTCATATTAACGAAGATGAGTGGGTTAATAAACAAGATATAGTAAAATCGCGTATTAAATCTATATTAGGTAATACAGATAAGATAGGTGCACGTAAATGTACTATTAGAGAGGTATCAGAAGCCACATCTACTGAATTCTTAAATACTAACCATATTCAAGGTAGCTGTGTGTCCACCCATAGATATGGGATGTATTTAGGTGATGAACTAGTGGCTCTAATGACCTTCGGAATACCTAGGTATAGTAAAGATTATAAATTTGAATTACTAAGGTATTGTTCAATACTAGACTATACTGTGGTAGGGGGTGCCTCCAAACTTCTAAAGTACTTTAGAAGTTTAAATGCAGGTAGTATAGTAAGCTACTCCGACAGACGTTGGAGTGTAGGAAAATTGTATAGTACCTTAGGATTTAAATTAAGCCATAACTCCTCCCCCAATTATAGGTATTATAAAGGACTTAAATCTTTATCTAGAAATCAGTGTCAGAAGCATAAATTAGTAGAACTGGGGTATAGCATAGAATTAACTGAAAAGAAAATTATGGAACAGCGAGGATACCATGCTGTATATGATAGCGGTAATACTGTTTGGGTATTACAATAAGGATAAATAATGAATATTCTAGAAATTAATGGGCTAGATATAGCCTTACTAGATGAACAAGTTTCTACATATTTAACAGAGATTGCTCTTAATAGTAGTAGCATTGGGCACATTCCAAATATTAGTATTAGCAGTACCTCTGATAAAGAAATACGAGCAACTATTGAAGTGGTTTTTTATAAATGAAGCTGCTTTTTAGTGCCGATTGGCATATAAAACTCAATACAAAAAATATACCCAATGAATGGGCTGTAAATAGATATAAACAGTTATTTGGTAAGTTACATGAATTAGAAAAATCTGTAGATATGCATATTATTGGTGGGGATATTTTTGATAAACTTCCATCAATGCAAGAACTAGAACTATACTTTGAATTTATTGCAGATTGCAGGGCAAAGACTATAATTATACCAGGCAATCATGAGGCCACTAAGAAAGGTCAGACATTCCTAACTAACCTCAAAAAATCTACTAACCTAATTAATTCATTAGTAGAAGTTATTGATGATTATTTAAGTATAGAGAATATAGATTTTATTCCATATAATAAACTAAAAGAGTACAACCAAGCAGATATTAATTTTCATGGGGATATTCTAGTAACCCATGTTAGAGGAGAAATACCACCACATGTCAAACCTGAAGTTAATTTGGAATTATTTGATAGATGGAAAGTGGTCCTTGCGGGTGACTTACATTCTTATGGCAATAGCCAGCGCAACATCCTTTATCCTGGATCCCCAATCACCACTTCTTTCCATCGCAATAGCGTTGATACTGGTGTTATTATTTTTGACAGTGATACGCTTTCTCATACTTTTATACCACTTAATTTACCGCAGCTAATTAGGAGAACTATTAAGGTAGGTGACGAAATGGTTCCAACACACCCAGACCATACAATCTTCGAAATTGAAGGTGATATGTCTGAGCTTGGTAATGTTACTGATAATGCATTGATTGATAAAAAAGTGGTAAAACGTAATATTGAAACAGCCTTAATACTTTCCCCAGAAATGAGTGTAGAACAAGAAATAACCGAGTATCTTAGTTATATTCTTGAACTTAGTGAAGATACAATAGAAAAGGCACTACAAGTATATAATGATAATAAACATCTATTATAAGATGGAGAATAAAAGTTGATAGTATTTAAAACTATGAGGTGGTCAAACTGCTTTAGCTACGGTATAAATAATGTAGTGCACTTTGATAAAGATCCTATTGTACAACTAGTGGGGCTTAATGGGCATGGCAAATCATCAATTCCTTTAATTCTAGAAGAGGTATGCTTTAATAAAAACTCTAAAGGTATTAAGAAGGGTGATATCCTAAATAGATATACTAAAGATAAAAGCTACAGTATTGAACTAGAATTTGAGAAAGACGGAGATATTTTTGAAGTTAAAACTAGTCGAGGATCAACCCAGACTATTTCTCTTACTAAGAATGGAATTAGTATTTCAAGCCATACTGCTACAAATACATTCAAGCTCTTAGAAGAAATATTAGGAGTAGATGCTAAAAACTTCTCTCAACTTATTTATCAAAGCAGTAGTAGTAGCTTAAGTTTTCTCACTGCCACTGACACAGTTCGAAAGAAGTTTCTTATTGACCTTC